ATAGCTCGAAGTTTCTGGCCAGGTAAGAAAAGTCGAAGCGAAGTCAAGGACACTCATAGAAATGGTGTAAATGTTGTTCGCCGCCAGCTTTTAGAATACGGGGAAGAATTTCATCTGTTTTCTCACCCAGCCGGGATAGCTTTAAAAGAAAGTCCTCAGGCATTTTGATATCTACTTTAGCCACTTGCAATCACCCTCTCTGCCAGCACCTCAATATACATCCCTCGCCCCTTTACATCCTCTACTCTAACAATGTTATATCGCCCATCAGAACAAGTAATGACGAGGGAAGTTGTAATCTCCACATTTGGTGTTTTCCTGAAACGAAATAGAGCGGTGGCGGTTGAAAATGCAGCCCGGTTCGCCCATTTTTCATTTCCATGGCGATCCTCTTTATATGCCCTTAAGGAAGCTAAAATGATATCCCCCTTTATTACAAACCCTTCCGCATCTTTGATCGGTTCGGTGGATATGACATCTATAAAATCATTCATCTTGCCGTAACTCATATAATCACATCCTTATTAAGCCTAAGCAGCATATTGACTACATTCCAAACCTGCTGTGAAGCCTGCACATTATCACTAAAAAAGCCACCAGTGCTGCCATCCCGACTCTCATAAAAGTGGGACGACAGCATAATGACAGCTTGTTCAGTGGTTGGATGCATTGTGTTTTCAGTATAATATCCGTCCGGCTTTTTCTGATAACTTTCTGCATAAGAGGAAGCAGCAGTGATGAAGCCTTGCAACAAACTATCGTCCTCATTATAAGTTAGTATCAAATTCTGTTTCACCTTAATCAGTAGATCCTCCATCACTGCACCTTCCTTTTTTTATTCGTTAGCCATAAGACCTGCTGCTTTTAGTTTAGTAAGCATCGCATTAAAATCAGCTTTTAACTCTGCGATGGTAGTTGCAGCACTTTCAGCTTGTGTTTCTGCTCGCTTTACTTCGGTTCCTTCAAAGGTTAGCTTGCCACCGGAGGTGACCTCTAGGATTCCTCCGATGACAGTCTTTTCTCCACCTTGTTCTGTATAGTTTTTAACGTTACTCATGCTTCACACCTACGCTTTCATTTGAAGCGTTTTAATGGCTTCAGCAAGGATTAACTTTCCATCCACTCTTTGTGTTGCCTTAAATCCGACCTGACCTGTTGCTGCATAAAGCTCATTTAACCTTTGGAAAGATCTGCCCTGCCTATCTGCTACCCAGTAGTAACCAAAGTCACCAAAGGCGATGGATTTTGCTGCTGCCGCCAAGGTTGGCACATAAGCAGAAGTCTTAACTGGTCTATTTAAAATTGTATCTGGTTGACCCGCTGTGATCGATGGCTGCCAGATATATTGCCCATTACCGTCTTTTAGCTTTCTGATGGCCTTAACCGTTGCATCATTCATTACAAACACTGCATTTTTTCTATATGGCGATTTCAGGCTATAAAACAAATCCATCACCTCGTCTACCGTAATAGCTGTTGCAGATGCTGCAGTTATACCAAGTGTTGCTCCACCTGTGGCATTAAAAATACCGGTAGGTTTGCCGGTACCATCTCCAATAAAGAAAGCTTCTTCCTCTTTAGCACCAATTCTTCTAGCAAACTCATTTGCAATATAGCTCTCCAAATTAAAAACACTATCATTAAGAAGTTCTTCTGAAACCTTAATCATAGTGGCTAATTTATATGCTCCTATTGATACTTGACCGAATGCATCATCTGAATCCGGAATAGCGCCTTCTTCATCTACCCAAGATGCAGTTCCTTTTGTTGCAACTACAGGAATTTTCTTATCTCCAGATGAAGTAGTGATTACCTTTGCAAGTTGCCTAAATATATTCTCTTCTTGCAGCGCTTCAACCAGTATTCTTTCAAATTCATCTGGTACAAGATATCCACCTTCACTGTCAGTCCCCACCTGCAGAGCGTTTTGAACATCAAAGCTGTTTTTGTTTCTCATTGAACGCCAAAAGGCACTTTTATACTCATCCGTTGCACGTCCAGTTTTTGCTTCTGTGTTTGCCGCATTTGGAGTATTTCTAATTGCACCTTTTACCGGATTGTTAAGTTCCGTATCCAGTGACTGTTGTCTTTCCAATCGGTCAATTTCCTTACCTAGATTTACAACATCGGCCTCCATCTTTTCATAGGTTGCTGTGTCCTCGGCATTTATCAGTCCATCATTTCCCCTTTTTGTATCAAGAAATGCTTTTGCAGTTTCCCATGCCTTAGCCCTTTTTTCACGCAGTTCTAAAATTTTACTCATTCTGAATTCCTCCTTAAAGTTTTAAGAGGTCAAGCCTCTTTTCTAATGTGTTGATGTTGATGTCTAAGTCTTTTACCTTTTCTTGCTTTCTTGGCAGCTTACTTAGCAGTGAATTGGTTACTGTCATTTTGCTAAATATGATGCCTTCGTTATCAGGTACGTCCTCACTCTTTTCCGAGAACATAATGCTATCCGCAAACCCAAGTTCCACTGCTTTCTTTGCATTAAACCAACTTTCAGCATCCATTAAATGTGCCAGCTTCGCCCTTGAGAGTCCTGTTTTCAGCTCATAAGCATTAATGATACTTTCCTTTACCTCACTAAGCATTGCGATTGCCTTTGACATTTCTTCGCTGTCACCAAAAGCAATGGTCATCGGATTGTGAATCATAAGCATAGCAACTGGTGATATTAAAACCTCCCCACCTGCCATTGCAATAACCGAGGCTGCACTTGCTGCAAGACCATCAATTTTCACCGTAACCTTACCTTTATAGTCCATGAGCATGTTGTAAATTTGTGATGCTGCAAATACATCCCCACCCGGCGAGTTTATCCATATGGTAATGTCACCACTGCCGCTTAATAGTTCTGATTTAAACTGTTTCGGCGTCACTTCATCGCCATACCAAGTTTCCTCAGCGATGGCCCCATCAAGATAAAGTGTTCTTCCTTCTTCATTTTTGACCCAGTTCCAAAATTTCTTATTCAAGGTTTGATACCTCCTTTTCCTTGCTGTTCTTATTTGCGAATGCTCCCGCATCTGCAAGTTTTGTCATGCTACCATTGATCAGATACAGATCACCCCCAAGCTCCTCTGGAATACGATTGAGGTTTTCAAGTTCCCTGATATCATTACTTGAAAGCCATCCGTTCTGCCTACCGGTTGAATAACCGTTCATACGGCTTTGATAATCGCCTCGAAGCAAACCATCCACGTTGAATTTCACAAAATACTTACGCTTTTCGTCCTGAGATAACAATGCTCTTTGTATGGATTGCTCCCACCTGATTACCCAAGGATCAAGAGTGTACTTCACAAATTCCAATGACTGTTGCTCTATATTTGAAAAGCTTGATTTCTCAAGGTCTGCCAGCATATGTGGCGGCACCCTGAATATCCTGGCTATTTCGTTAATCTGGAACTTACGAGTTTCTAAAAATTGTGCCTGCTCTGGCGGTATGCCGATTGCTTGAAATTTCATGCCTTCTTCAAGTACCGCAACCCTGTGAGCATTTGTACTTCCTTGATAGACTGTGTTCCAGCTTTCTCTGACCCTCTTTGGATCTTTGACGACTCCTGGATGTTCTAAAACCCCACCAGGATTTGCTCCATTTGCAAAGAACTTTGCTCCATATTCCTCGGTTGCAATTGACATACCGATTGCATTCTTCGCCATAGCAATGGGTGAATATCCTACCAAGCCATCAAACCCAAGTCCCGGAATATGCAAGACCTCCTCGGCCCTTAAAATAACTGTGCCAGTATCCTTAAGGTACTGATAAAAAATCTCTCCATTTGAGGTTCTATCCACCGTTATCTTGTCAGGGAGCAGAGGATAAAGTGCAATGACTCTGCCCCTGCCATCCCTGATAATCTGTGCATAGGCATTTCCCCATAATAAAAGATGACTCATCAGTGTTTCTCTAAACACAAATGAAGTCATCTCTGGGTTTGGCTCATCATGAAGCAGATAATATAAGGGATGATCTATTGCTTTCTCTTTTCCTTTATCCGAATACTGATAGGTTTGAAGTGGCAGACTTGAAATGGTTTCAGCCAGTATCCTTACGCAAGCATATACCGCTGTAGTCTGCATGGCTGTTCGCTCATTGACCGTCTTCCCACTTGTTGTGCTACCAAAGAAAAAACTATATGCACTACCAAATGATCTATTTGTTATTGGCTTATCTCTTGTCTTAATAAATCTATCAAATATACTCATAGGATTAATAACCCCCTTTCATCATAGACTGACATTCCTGTGTTTCCACCATTTCTAATTGCTCTGTCCAGTGCCATGATTGTTGCAACGGCACCATCAATTTTCTCGGTGGATTTTTCCTTGTCTGCCTTAATGTTGCCCGCAGGATCAGTTCGGATATATATGTTGTCCATCATCCACCGTAGTACCGGATGCCCGCCGTGAGCAATTTTTTGCTCCAATGTCAACTTCATCAGTTCCTTGGTCGGCGGGCTCATATCCTTAAAGCCTTGACCGAAAGGTACAACCGTAAAACCTAGGTTTTCGAGGTTCTGTGTCATTTGTACAGCGCCCCAGCGGTCAAAAGCAATCTCACGGATGTTATATTTTGTGCCAAGTTCCTCAATAAATGTTTCGATGAAACCGTAATGCACCACATTGCCCTCTGTGGTTTGCAGAAAATCTTGCTTTTTCCATACATCATAATTCACATGGTCACGCCGGACACGTAAATCGATACTGTCCTCAGGTATCCAGAAGAATGGCATTACACTGTATTTATCTTCTTCATCCAGTGGAGGGAACACAAGCACGAATGCTGTAATATCGGTGGAAGACGAGAGGTCAAGTCCGCCGTAGCAGACGCGCCCTCGCAAGCTGTCGGTATTCACGGAAAACGCACATTTGTCCCACTTATCCATCGGCATCCATCGGATTGCCTGCTTGACCCATTGATTCAGGCGAAGCTGACGAAAGCTGTTCTCCTCGGCAGGATTCTGCTTTGCACTCTCACAGGCAGCTTTGACCTTATCAATACCGACCGTGATGCCAAGAGAGGGATTTGCTTTCTTCCACACCTTCGGATCAGTCCAATCCTCCTCGGGAGCAGCCCCGTATATCACAGGGTAGAAGGTGGGGTCATGCTTTCTTCCATTTATAATGTCAAGCGCCTTCTGGTGTACCTCCCAGCAGATACTGTTCTGATTGTCACCAGCGGTAGTTATAAGAAAATACAGCGGTTGCATTCTTGCATCACCGCTGCCTTTGGTCATAACATCGAAGAGTTTCCGGTTCGGCTGGGTATGAAGTTCGTCGAACACCACGCCGTGGGTGTTGAACCCGTGCTTATTGCCGACATCCGCCGAAAGCACCTGGTAGATGCTACCTGTGGGTTGATAAATGAGCCGTTTCATAGAATCGAGGATTTTCACCCGTTTCGACAGTGCCGGACTCATCCGCACCATATCCGCTGCCACGTTAAAAACGATGGATGCCTGGTTGCGGTCAGCAGCGCATCCGTAGACTTCAGCTCGCTCCTCGTTATCGCCGCAGGTGAGCAACAGGGCAACAGCCGCCGCAAGCTCACTCTTTCCCATCTTCTTTGGAATTTCCACGTAAGCGGTGTTGAACTGCCGATAGCCATTGGGTTTCAGCGTTCCAAACACATCGCGGACAATTTGCTCCTGCCAGTCGATAAGTTCAAATGGCTTGCCTGCCCATGTACCTTTGGTGTGGGAGAGTGCCTGTATAAAGGAAACAGCATAATCGGCGGAGGACTTTTCATAGACTGAATTTGATGATTTAAATCGTGTCGGTGTGAATTTCTTGAGTTTTCGTATTTCCATCGCCTCCTTTCATGCACAAAAATAGACCTGCAGTAAGCAAGCCTTCAGAATGTATCTGTACGAGAAACAGAGCCATTTTTGGCGCTGTTCTCTGATTGGTGTTTGTTATTTAATTCCCTTCACCGGTGAAAATAATATGTGTATATTACTCCTCTATTTTCTTGCAGGAATCCTCACCGTAAGCCACACCAAGCGAGCTGCCGGAATCCCAACCCACATGGATGGTCCCCATGTCATCAACACCAGTGACCGTACCTTTTGCACCAGGCTGAAGTTTAGTATAAGGGTCATTCATGTTTACCAGCATGACTCTCGTTCCTGGAGTGTAATAGTTTTTAAGTGACTTTAAAATTTCTGGATGGATTATATTCATTGCTCACTCACCTCCACATGCTTGGCGGTTCCACTTTTGAAAGCAGAACTTCCTGTCAGTTTGGAAAGGAGAATCTTTCGCTCAGTTTTATGTTCCGAGCCGATGAATCCGAGCCGGAGAAGGAAACAGCGAAAAGCATACTTTTCATTGTCCACTGTTTTTTCGGTGGAATTGACCCTGGTCTGTTTTTTCGCCATTTCGCAGAGTGCCGTGATGAATTGTGTGTAGGCCTTGACTTCATCCGAGGAGCACTCACCTTGAAACCAAGGGAAAGCAACAATTTCTTCATTTTCAATGATGGAAATGGAATCCGTACCAAGCGCTTTCTTGATAAGGGATGCTTTGCTTTCCACCAATCCCTTGAGGTTCTCATGTGCCGTGTTGGTAAATGCTGACCTCGGCATTTGGATAATCAGTGGGATAGATTCAGCTGCTTCAGGGATCGGTGTATCATATTTTTCTGTAACCACCTTGAAGTCGTGCAATCCCTGTAGGTCAGCAACCAGACCTAAATTATCCTCGCCCTCAAGCATCCCGTTTTTGTCGATGTGGTAGTCAGCCACCTCGTAAGCGAAGGTAGGTGCGCCAAGGTATTTAATCGGAGCCTTCAATTCCTGACTGATTGCACTAACCAGTGATTTTCTTTTTGGACCTGTAACATTATAGTTAATCTGCATTTTTCATACCGCCTTTCGTTTTTCGGTACTACATATATCACTCTAAACGATGTAAATATCAAGTCATTTAGAGCGTCTTTCTGTAGAAAATACTATCCAATTAATCAGCGGTATTTTGTGTTGTTTGGGGTTTACACACCAACATTCACTATCGGCAGATCACGATACTTATACTCGGCACCATCTCTTAAAAGAAACACACCATCGGAGTTTTCGACCTGCTCAATATATCTTTTAACGATGACATCACAGTACTTTTCATCCAATTCAATGGTGTAGCAGATTCTATCTGTCTGTTCACAGGCAATCAGCGTACTTCCTGAACCACCGAAGGGATCGAGCACGATACAATTGGTAAGGCTTGAGTTCATAATGGGGTAAGCCACAAGTACTACTGGCTTCATAGTTGGATGGTCACCGCTTTTTCTAGGTTTCTCAAACTCCCAGATGGTGGTCTGCTTGCGGTCTGAATACCAAAGATGCTTTCCTTTCTTTTTCCAACCAAAGAGTACCGGTTCATGCTGCCACTGATATGGTGAGCGACCAAGAACTAGAGACTGCTTTTTCCAAATGCAAGTGCCGGAAAGATAAAATCCCGCATTCACAAAGGCTTTTCTGAAATTAAGCCCTTCGGTGTCAGCATGGAATATATAAATGGATGCATCCTGCGCCATTGACGCTTCAGTGTTTGTAAATGCTGCAAGCAGAAAATCATAAAATGCCGCATTATCCATATTATCATTTTTGATTTTTCCCGCTGTCCCTTCGTAGTTGACATTGTATGGAGGATCCGTTACCGCAAGGTTGGCGGTTTTCCCATCCATCAAGATATCAAAGGTATCTTTCTTTGTACTGTCTCCGCAGACCAGTCGATGTTGTCCTAGAATCCAAACATCCCCTAAACGAGAAACAGCAGGGTTTTTCAGCTCACTGTCCACATCGAAATCATCTTCTTTTATATTATCTTTAAGCGAATCTTTGAAAAGATCGTCAATCTCCCCCGGATCAAAACCTGTCAGTGATACATCAAAGTCTGAAGCATTTAAATCTGTGATGAGAAGTGCCAGTTTTTCTTTGTCCCAGTCGCCGCCTATTTTATTAAGAGCAATATTAAGTGCCTTTTCCTTTTCTACATCCATCTCAACAACCACGCATTCTATCTCATCCATACCCATACTAAGCAGGATCTTCAAACGCTGGTGGCCACCGATGACTCTTCCTGTGGTCTTATTCCAAATAACGGGTTCTACATATCCAAACTCCTCAAGGGAACGCTTTAGTTTTTCGTACTCTTGGTCGCCAGGTTTTAAATCCTTCCTCGGATTATAATCAGCGGGGATAAGTAGTTTTGTTTTAATCTTCTCTATCAGCATACTTTTCCACCGCCTTTCTAAGTTCACTATATTTATTTACATCCTCCCAAGGGAACAGGCAACTATTAAAGTGCCCATAAACCGCCGTATCGGAGTACATGACATTTCGTAGACGTAGCTTTTCAATGATTGCTGCAGGTCTTAAGTTAAAAACCTCCTGTGCGGCAATAGTTAATATTTCATCTGAAGCAGTACCTGTGCCAAGAGTATTTATAGAAAAGGCTACCGGATTGGCTCTTCCAATGGCATAGGAAATACTAACTTCACATCTTTTGGCATAACCACACCATACGATATGCTTGGCGATATAACGTGCCATATAAGCACCGCTTCGGTCAAGTTTTGTAGGATCTTTACCGCAAAGAGCTCCACCACCATGAGAAGCAAGACCCCCGTAAGTATCCACCATGATTTTTCTGCCGGTCAAACCAGTATCAGCCGCCGGTCCACCTTCGACAAACCTGCCGGAAGGATTGATCAGGATTTCCGTTTCATCATCAAAAGTAAAATCCTCAAAACACTGCCACAAGACATTGTTTAGAATATCCGTCCTAAGTTGTTCCTGGGTTTTGTCCTTTTCATGCTGAATAGATACCACAATGGTTTTTACTCGCACTGGAGTATCATCCTCATATTCCACAGTTACCTGTGCCTTTCCATCGGGGAGAATGCCTTTTATCAGTTTCCCTTTGCGGGACTCATCAAGTCTCTTTACAATTCTGTGTGAAAGTACAAGTGGCAAAGGAAGCATCTCCCGTGTTTCCTTTGTCGCATATCCATACATAGTTCCTTGATCACCTGCGCCAACAGAACCATATTGTTCATTGACGCCGTTTCTTGTTTCCAATGCAGTATTAACACCAGCTGCAATATCTGCACTCTGATTGTGTACATATACGTAAATCAAAAACTTCAAAGGATTGTATCCCACTTCTTTCAAAACGTTTCTGACAATATAACGAATGTTGATTTTTTCGCTGCAGGTGATTTCGCCCGCTACGATAATTCTTCCTTTGGTTGCCATAACCTCGCAAGCAACACGTGAAGCCTTATCTTTACGCAGACACGCTTCCAAAATATTATCTGCAATGATATCGCAAAGCTTATCTGGATGTCCTGCGCAGACGCTTTCTGCTGTTTTATAACTTCTACTCATTTTAAATATCTCCAATCAAAAATTATTTTTAATAAATTATTGACACTCTACCGGAATGGTAGTACAATAATCTTAGTCGACCGGTAAGGTAGTACAAATTAAGGAGGAATAATTTATGCCACGTAAAAATTACATGACGATCAATGCCAACGAAACAGTTCAGCAAATGTTTGATGAGTTTGTTGCTCGTAAAGAAACACAAAAGACCATTGCTTTAAATGACATGCTTGAAATGTATATGCTCGCCAAAGACGAAGATCTTTACATGGAACTAAAGCGAAAATATCTTAATGTTGAAGGGGTAAAACAAATGTTATCTGACAGAGATAATGAGACACCGCTTGCTTCCGATGAACTGTTCTTGTTTATGAAACTCGGATTTTCTTATGATAAACAAGGAAACGAATACAATGGTCACGAAACAATGCAGGCCTATATCTCTGATGAAGCTATCAGAGGTTACACATGGTTTTCTACGCAAGCACTTTATTACGGAATGTCACAAAAACGAGTTGATGAATACAATAAAGCTATTCGCTTGGGCAAAAAGGTTACATTACTATTTTGCATTGGCGAAAAAGCTGGCGGTGAAAACGACATAGCATATAAAGCTGATGTTTTAGAAATAGTTTCATTCAAACAGCCATCCATCTTATCTTCAAATGACTATCCGAGTTTATGGCATGGTGAAACCGCTCGAATATGGATTAAATTAAAAAATATACAAGAAGAAAATCTTCTTACAGCAAAACTCTTTGAAGTCACTTCCACAGGTGCTGACCTTCAGCAAGTAATCAACAACAGTCAATATCACTTTGGATATGTAAGTTTAAAGTAATAGCTTAGGGCAACTGCTGGTCGGTTGCCCTAAGCTATTTGCTCCGGCGAGCGGATAGAAGCCGCTCCATCACATCGTCCTGCGGATTTGCTCCGCTGTATTCCCCTGTGCAGTTTTCCTTGACGATCTGGAAAACTTCAATCCATAAACGGTTTGTTTGATTCATATAATTCTGACCCATCACCACATATGGACTTTGAATCGCGTTACCAGTTGTAGGGTGCTTTGCCAAAAATCCGTATTCGGTTACTGCTTCCTCGCACTGAATCCACCGCGCCACACTCATGGCATAACGTTCCAAAAGCTGCGGAGATACGAGGGTAGCACAGCCGCGTTCATTCACCCACTGCCATGTAGATTTGTAGATTCCGCTCGCAACGAGCGACTTGCCATCCTTCTGCACAGCTTCGAGCATTTTGTTTGGTTCGGGCATCGTCTGACCTTTGAGATCTGCGGTATCTGAAAACTCCATAACGGTCAGCTTTCTGCCTCCAGGATTGCCCTCGGCAATTTTGTCGGCTAGAGGTTTCTTTTTCGCACCCGCACCGACACGAGCGCCGCCTCTGTTTGTACCGTCTTTTGCCAATATGTTCACCTCACTTTATTGGGTATGGCTATTACCTCGTTTGAAACCGCGTTTTTTAACGCGTTGCCCCACACCGCTGTCCGTAAAAATTAGTTTTAGGGATTCAACCTCCCCCATCGGTCACCGTATTTTGGAGAAATTATAAAAATCTAACATCTTATGTTTCATTATGATAAAATCAATTAATAATTATTTGTAAAGGAGTTGACTAGGATGGAATATTCAGTAGAGGATGTCTGGGAATATATTAGTTCTGTTAGATCTTCCTTAGAAAAATCAAATCGTAACTTTCCAGATTCTGATAACAAATTCATCGAGTACCTAAGATGGGTTTTTGAAAATAATTCAACAACAATAGATTCTGGAGGTGTTTTATATAGGGGCAGAATATATACTGCGCAAGACAAATGGGAAAAATATAATAACCCAGAACAATATAGGAATCTGGATTATGCGGGTTATGACGCCAGAGAGTCTTTTGTCAATTTGTGTTCCAGTTGGTCAGAACAAGGCCGTATGAATCCAGAAGGAATTCGTTGCTTATACGCAGCAAAGAATATTGAAACATGTATTAAGGAATTAAATCCTGGTTATGAGGAACTTATTAGTATCGCTAATATAAAAGTAAATGAAGATTTAAAGATTGTTGATTTAAGCAAAAGCTTTGCATTAAGTGATAGCGAAGATAGCTTCAAGATTCATTTGTCCGTATATATTCAAGAGCTGCTAACACAAGGTGGAAATAATAAGAAGGACTATGTATTCCCACAATTTATAGCTGAATGCTGTAAAAATTTAAAATATGATGGTATAGCTTATCGTTCTAAATATTGCTCTAGAGAAGATATATTAGATAACAATGGAATTAACGTTACAATTTTCAATTATAGAAAATGTGAACCGATCGGTTCCAGGTTATATGAAGTTAATAAAATATCAGTCGAAAGCAATGAGCTTTGAGTCTAATATTAGAACCCATATCCAATTATGTGGTTTTTCTAATAAATAAGCCCAGTCCACCGGTCACCACTCTCAGCAGTAATACGAGAGTGGCATGATTTACAAAGAGCCATGAGGTTGCTTGTCTCATTGCCGCCACCTTTAGAGAGCGGGAGGAGGTGGTGTATCTCTTCGGCAGGAGTAAGCGCTCCTTGCTTCTGACACTCCTCGCAAAGAGGATGTGACTTGATGTAGCGGTCGCGGATGCGCTTCCAAGCACGACCGTATCTTTTATTTGAAGCGGGGTCACGTTCGTATTGGTTGTATTGTTTGTCCCTTGCTTTTTGGTGTTCGGCACAGTATTGCTCGCTATCTGCAAGCCGACCGCATCCTGGATAAGCACAAGGACGCTTGGGTTTATAGGGCATGGGTTCACCTCCTTTGGGCATAAGAAAAGCCACCATAGGATTTCTCCCGTGGCGGCCTGTGCTACACTTTCTACAATACCATTATACTATATGCTGACATAACCTCAACTCTCCTTTACTCTCCACTTGCGTTGACCACGACTTTTCTCAAAGCCCTGTCACGCATTCGGTAAGTATGTTGGATGCTATAACCCATCTTAATAGCGACTTCCTCCCATGTACATCCGCAAAGGAAACGAAGCTCAAGCAACGTCTGGCATTCCTTATTGTCCACAGCTTTGATGTTATCAACAATCTGCCGCTTAATATCTATCAGCCGATGAATGTCGCGGTCAATTTCCGTTTGAAGGTCCACGATCTTTGCAACGGCATCTGCCATAGAAGATATGCTATGGTTGGGATTGCGAGGCATGTCGGTAATGGTAGAGGTGCATTTCGTAGCCAGAGCATTCAACGAAGCGATCTGTTCCAGTTTACTGTCGATACGAAGATCTAGCCGGTAGGCTTGGCTCAAAAAATCTAATGCAGTCATATCAGCCCACCTCCATTTCGCGGACCTTATTTAGCAGGACATCTCCATCCAGATTGGAGAGTGTCTCAAACCAACCGGAACGGAAGAAGCGTTCAACATCGTCCCGCTCGCCCTCATTCTTAATAATCTTATTTAGCAGAGCGTTCTTTCGCATGTCCTTTTTTGCTTCCTCAGTGTCAAGATCAGGCGTGTGTGGATGGTGCTTCAAGAAACGGATTGCTTCCCGGTAGTCCTTGACTGCCTGTACAATAATCGAATTCGCTAAACTTTCATAGGGTTCCATATTCGTACCTCCGAATTTTTATTTTTCTCGGATTGGCACGGATTGTCTTTATTTGACTCTCATTTGCAGATCAGCTTTGACAGCATCGATAAGCGCCGACTGGCTTTTATCCTTTAAGGAAAGAGCCCTTAACACACGCTCATCAATAGTGCCTTTGGTAACGATGTGCTGCACCACAACCGTTTCAGCTGTTTGGCCTTGTCGCCAAAGCCTAGCATTTGTCTGTTGATATAACTCTAGTGACCAGGTAAGACCAAACCAAACAATACCAGAGCCACCAGACTGAAGATTTAAGCCATGTCCTGCAGATGCGGGATGAATTAAGCCGACCGGTACTTCCTTGCTGTTCCACTTGCGAATACTTTCAGCGGTATCCAACTTAGAAAATGAAACCTTAATGCTATGAAGTTTTTCTACGATCCTTTCGTAATCGTGTTTATACCAATAGGCCACAAGTATCGGCTTTCCGGCAGCTGCCTCAATAATATCCTCCAAGGCATCCAACTTCTGATTATGGATGATCTGTGTTTCACCACTATTGTTATAAATAGCACCGTTAGCCATCTGACAGAGTTTGTTGGAAAGCGCCGCGGCATTCGCAGCAGTAACGTCACCACCAGGCAGCTCTAGTACAAGGTCTCTTGCTAATTCATCATAGCGTTCTGCCTCTTTTTCAGAAAGCACTACAGTGTATTCACTGCTAACCAGTTCAGGCATTTTAAGGTAATCTATTGACTTCATTGAAATCGTAATATCGGAAATTTTCTGGTAGATATATTTCTCCGCTCCGGGAAGTGGCTTGTAGCTGTAAATGATCTGGCCATTTATCTTATCCGGCATGAAGTAGTTACTGCGAAACGCAGTTATGAACCTACCAAGCCTTGCACCCATGTCAAGCAATTTAAACTCAGCCCATAGGTCCATTAATCCATTGCTGCTAGGAGTTCCTGTCATTCCAATAATGCGCTTTACTCTAGGTCGCACCCTCATTAATGACTTAAAACGCTTAGCCTGATGATTTTTGAAGGAAGAAAGCTCATCAATAATGACTGTATCAAAATCAAACGGAAGGCCGCTCTCATCGATGAGCCAGGAAATATTCTCACGGTTGATTACATAGATATCAGCTGCGGCCTTTAACGCTTGAACCCGTTCAATAGTGCTTCCGACTGCAACAGAAACGATCAGATCAGATAGATGATCCCATTTTTTAATTTCAGCAGGCCAGGTATCTCTTGCCACTCGAAGCGGTGCAACAACTAGTACCTTATGTGCATCGAAGTAATCAAACAGTAAGTCATTTATAGCAGTAAGCGCGATACTTGTTTTTCCTAAACCCATATCAAGCAGTACTGCTGACACCGGATGTGATTCAATATAGCCTATAGCGTACTTTTGATAATCATGAGGATTGTACTGCATCTAAAATCCCTCCAATCTGACCCTCGTCGTCTAGTACAAAAACTAAAATTCCAAACCCTTTAAGCAACTTGTGCCTTGCCATCTGTAATGGGCGTGGGCGTTTTCCAGGAGCCTTAACCTCAACAAAGGCCATCTTTCCTTCAGGCATTAGAACGATTCTATCCGGCATACCATCAAAACCTGGAGATACAAACTTCACAGCCAGCCCGCCGCGCTTTTTTACTTCCAAAGTTAACTTCTTTTCAATCTCTTTTTCTCTCATAACTTTATCTCCATCAATCAAAGGTGCTGGTCGGTGAATGTCACTGCATAAACCCCCTATAGGCTATTTTTTTACTAAATTTCTTCTATAGAGACTTTTTATATAGGACCTTCATCGACCTACACCTTTTTATTTTTTGCAGGTCGGTGCACGTCAGTTTAGAAACTCTTCTTCTTTTAAGTGCACGCCATAAATGAAACTACCTGTTTTGGCCTTTTTGCGTTCAAACCCGGCAGCCTCCAAAGCAGTGTAGAAATCTGTTGTGCTCCTTGTGTACTCACCGTTGCGCCCAGAGTGGACCCGGTATTCTTGATAAAACTCGCCAGATTTTTGCTGGTACGACTTATCCACCTCGCAGCAATCTTCCAAAAATGAAGCTAGCCAGTCATTGTTCTCTCTGTATGCGTCAATAGCGCTCTTAACACATGCCGGAACAATGAAGTGGAAGTTGGCCTCAATGGCTTTCTTCGCTCCTTCTATGATCCAGCCCATCATGTACGCTCCTGCATTCGTAACAAGGTAGTCAGCATAGTTTTTGATGTCGCTCTTACCCTCAATCCTGGCATTGAACGGAATAACAATAAGTCGTCTCCATGTACCATCATCATTGGCGCCGACTCTCGGAAGATGATTCGTGTAAAGCACCAATGTATGAGAAGGCTCAAACTTGAATGGGTCTTTATACTTTTTCTCAGCTTCAATTTCATCGGTAGAGCTAAGTTGCTTAACAATAGATGTGTTCAGACGCATGCCTTCTTCAAGCTCGGAAGCAATGATGAGACGTTTACCCTTAAGTTCTGCCATTTCAGGTTTTACATTTCTGCGACAACCAACCGTAAGCGTATCTGCTGAGATAGCACCGCTGTAGGAACCGAGCACCCTTGAGATGCTGTTCCAGAAGGTAGACTTACCATTGCGACCCCCACCGTAGGCAATGATGATAGCTTCCAGGTAGACCTTACCAATTGCAACAAGGCCAACAATCTGTTGAACGTAATCAATCAGCTTTTGGTCATTACAGAAGAATGTATTCATAGCATCTAACCAAATCTGCTCACCCTTATCTCCGGGCGATGCGGTCGTTTGCTTTGTAATATAATCCGCTGCCTCAGGAGCACGGCCACCAGTCATGCCCTTACGAAGGTCAAAAGTAACACCCGGCGTGTTAAGAAGGAACTCGTCCTTATCTAAGTCGCTTACCTTGATCTCCAGCATTGGCTTTGCAGCCTGGAGTGCTGAGATGACATATTTCATATCCCTGCGCTTCATAACAAAGGTTCTGTAAGCTATCGCCGACTGATATTTTTTCAATGCCTTTAATGGATCACCAGAAAGTAAAGCTTCATACTTTTTACCGCCTGCAAGGATATCTTCTTCCTTTTCGCCCAAAGCAACTAATGCATTAAGAGCGCTTTCCACCTCACCAATGGCATCCTGAAGTTGCAAGTCGAGAAACTCTTCCATTGCGCCTATAGGCTGCTGCTTGGATTCCATCCAGTATTCACCATTAAAACGAAGGAAATCAGTGGAGTCGGTGTAACAGAGTTCATTACCATATTCATGAGTCAGTACCTTTGCCTGGCCAATATCAGAAAAATCGGAAGGCCGCAGCGAGTTGTTATCGAAGTCGGAATTGTAGTCATTAGGAGGAACATACCCATCTTGACCTTGTACCTTCTTTGCAAACTTGATGGCGCTATTCCAGATAGCAGTAAGTTCTTGCTCATCCATGAGCGGTTCGCATTTCTCTGCTTCTTCCAAGAAGACCTCATGAGCTTTGCCGGTGCTGCCGTATCTCTTTACAACACGACCAGCAAAACGAGATAGCGTATTGTTGCGGTGACCTTCTGGTATCGAATTGCTGCAACCTGTATTTGTAGGTGCAGAAACATCTTCCAGCAACTCATCAATCGTGAGCCAACCTTCATGCCAGATAACTTCGCCGGTATCAGAACCATAGATAAAACGTGCTGCATCTAAAGCGTTATCATCAAAGAACGGGAAATTAGCATGAATAGCTTTTTTAATAACCACATACTCCTCCGCATCTGCTAGCTCTTCTATAGTGAAGTAGACATGAAACTTGGGCCTTGCTGTTTTTCCATCTTTAGAAAGCATGTTGTGGCGGCTAGGTGCAATCGCATAGGAAACGTCCGGCATAAGCTCATCCAAAACCTCTGGCGTTATCCACTCCTCCGGATTTTCAGTTTGATCATTATCCAGATCCATGACGATAACATCGGACTTTAAGAAATTATCTGCGCTTCGGTAATTGTTCTTATACTCAGCACAAACATGGTCAAGCTTCACCGCTTCCTTTAGTTCAGCTCCCGAGGCAACAACACTTTTATTTGGATAGAGGCAGTTCTTCTGATTGCCGATACAGGTTGCAGTACAGATCGTTAATTGCATGTTTTAACCTCCTCCATGTCCTCGGTAAAATAGCGAATAGTCATACGGCGCTTCTTAGCTTTAGCAATCTCGCGCTGCATGCCATTCGTGATTTTCTCGCCAAACACCCACAGCTCATTGCATTTACCTAAGAAGACAATGTCCATAAACAGCGCAAGCTCGCGTTCCTCTGGCTCATCCTCCGAAAGATATAGAGGTAAAAGCAGGTGCGGCGCAAAGGCAATGGCATTTCTCTCAAAAACAGCGAATCGACTATACAGCTTAGCTCTTTCCGTGTTTTTCTCTACATCACCCGCATAAGGTGAGCAGATATACACAAGCGGCTTGAAGATCTTTTCTTCCCTTTTGATGTTCGTCAGCGCTTCGTATGCGGTAGGGTCGGGATAACCTTCGCTGTTTTTCTTATCCACTCCACCGGCACCGTATTTCATTTGTTCGTTCATAAGCGAACCTCCTTATAAAGATTCGAGCGGCATAAAAGTCCCTCTACCAGTCCCAGGACAGAAACCGCCGCTTTGAACGAACTTTTTAATAATTAATTTTTCCTTCCTTAAATAAGCGACAGCAGACTTTAAAAATCTGCTGTCGCTTTTCGTTCATTTCCTTTCTAAGTGTCCTGTGACTAGTGAAGGACATGAAAAATGTGTGGCCTGAAAAAATCTCAAAAGATTATTCGTTCAAACCACACAAAACTGTCCTGGGACTATTAGAGAGGGAGTAACTCCTCTCGGGAAGGGAGGTAACATTATGCAGACACAGACACAAGCAGAAGCTTCGAAAGACCAGCAGCTTGATGAAGATCTCGCTGACACCCTCACAGCCATAAGCGTTGTATCCAAGAGACTGGCCCAGAAAATTAAGGCCTTGTCTGCAAAGGAACAAGAAAAGAAGGAAGGAGGTACTCCAAATGAGCAAGATGAGTGAACTTAGTCAGGTTCTTTCTGAGCTGAAGGACTGCGGTAAAACTCTCATTTACATTGCCGACTCGCTAACAGAGATTTTCTCAAGCACAAACGACGAGACCGACGATGTAACTGAAGCACCCGAATTACCGACAGAAGCACCAGAACCAGAGCTATCGTTTCTGGATGTTCGCAAGAAGTTTGCAGAAATGTCCAGAGCCGGACACACAGAAGCGCTTAAGGGACTGCTGAAAAAATACGGTGCAGACAAGCTCTCCAGCGTAGACCCATCACAATATGTCACATTGCTTGCAGATGCGGAGGCAATTCAATGAGTGTAAAACATGCACTGCTTTCTGCTTCATCGTCACACAGGTGGATTTCTTGTCCACCATCAGCCCTACTTAGTAAGAAGTTTGAAGATGTGTCCAGCAGTTTTGCACAGGAAGGCACCGATGCCCATACCCTAGCGCAGTACAAGCTTGAAAAGTTGCTGGGACTTCAAACTAAGGACCCGACTGAATCTCTAAGCTTCTACAATGAGGAAATGAATGACCACGCGGAAAACTATGCAGCCTTTGTACTTGAACAGGTTGAGAAAGCAAAAGAAACCTGCGCTGACCCTCAGGTACTTATTGAGCAGAAGCTCGATTTCTCAAGATACGTCCCGGATGGTTATGGTCATGTTGACTGTCTGATTATCACAGACGGCACGCTTACCGTAATTGACTATAAATACGGACTTGGAATCAAGGTTTCATCGGAGAAAAATCCGCAGATGTTCTGCTATGCACTCGGAGGCTTGGCTCTTTTTGATGGTATTTACGACATCGATAATATCCGCCTGGTCATCTATCAGCCTCGTAAAGAAAACATTAGCGAATACAGCATCTCTAAGAGCGAATTAATCAACTGGGCTGAGAAAGTCTTGTCTCCTACTGCACAACTTGCTATCAAGGGCAAGGGCGAATATAACGCTGGCGAGCACTGTCGGTTCTGTAAGGCAAAAGCAACTTGCAGGAAGCGTTCCGAATACAACCTGGAGCTCGCAAAATACGACTTTGAGGTACCTGCCACTCTCGATAATGATGAGATGGCGGCCATCCTGACAAAAGCAGATGATCTGGTTTCCTGGGCCAACGATGTCAAGGAATATGCTCTGAGGGAAGCTCTGAACGGTACAAAGTTTGAAGGCTTTAAATTAGTCGCCGGTCGTTCTAACAGAAAGTATACCGACGAAGCTGCGGTAGCTGATGTCATTATTGAAGTCGGTAAAGATCCCTATGAGAAGAAACTACTCGGCATTACAGCTATGACAGCACTTCTCGGCAAGAAGACATTTGAAGATATACTCGGTGGGCTAACCTTTAAGCCACCTGGAAAACCGGTCCTTGTTACAGCTGATGACAAGAGGCCTGAATTCAACTCAGCATTTGAAGATTTTGATGAAAATCAAGGAGGAAATTAATTATGACAAAAACAGTTAATCCGTTGAAAGTAGTTACTGGCCCTAATACCTGCTTTAGCTATGTGAATGCATGGGAGCCCAAATCCATTAATGGCGGCACTCCTAAGTACAGTGTATCTCTCATTATCCCTAAGTCCGACACGAAAACCATCGAGAAAATTAAAGTCGCAATAGAAGCAGCCTACCACGAAGGTGAAAGCAAGCTCAAAGGCAATGGTCGTACTGTACCGCCTCTTGCAACCCTTAAGACTCCTCTTCGAGATGGTGATGCGGAACGTTCTGATGATCCCGTTTACGCAAACGCATACTTTATCAATGCCAACAACGGCTCTGCCCCTGGCATCGTAGATGCAGACCGTCAGCCTATCATCGAGCGCTCTGAAATTTATTCCGGTGTTTATGGTCGTGCCAGCGTTAACTTCTACGCCTTCAACACCAATGGAAATAAAGGTATTGCTTGTTCCCTTAATAACCTTCAAAAGATCCGTGATGGTGAGCCTCTTGGCGGTAAATCAAACGCTGAAGAAGACTTCGCTACTGATGCTGATGAAGACTTCCTTTCCTAATCGGTAACTGACAATCAGGGTGGTAGGAAAACCTGCCACCTAAGAAAATTAAAGAAATGAGGTAAATTAAATGAAAACTATTCTTATTATTGAACTTATCACTTTGATCGGGGTGTATATCATTGGAGCCATGTTCTGGATCATGAATGAAATTTTCGACACTATCAAAAAGCACAAGAAAGAAGAAGCGAATAGGAAACTCAATAAGTTTTAATCTCTTGGGCGGTGGCACTCCTGCTGCCGCCCTTATTTTTTTGAAAGGAGGATGTTATGGAAGAAATAAAAACACTTTCTCTTGACCTGGAAACATACTCAGACGCAGACCTTGGCAAGTGCGGTGTCTATCGATATGCTGAATCTCTGAACTTTGAAATACTCCTGTTTGCCTACGCCATTAACGGTGGCGAAGTACACGTTATTGACCTGATCACAGGTGAAAAAATCCCAGAAGAGATATTAGATGCATTAACCGATGACAACATAACTAAGTGGGCCTTTAACGCTTTGTTCGAGCGTGTCTGTTTATCCTATTGGCTTCGTAAGCACCACCCAGATAAGTTTTGCAGCTACAGTATCCCGGAGGACACGGTTGGAGCGTATCTTGTTCCCGCTTCGTGGCGCTGCAGCATGATATGGTCTGCTTATATGGGTTTACCGTTTTCGCTTGATGGTGTAGGTACCGTTCTGAAACTCGGCGAGCAAAAGCTAAAAGAAGGTAAAGACCTCATTCGCTACTTCTGTGTTCCGTGTAAGCCCACCAAAGCAAATGGTGCCCGCACTCGTAACCTGCCTGAACACGATATGGCCAAATGGTCCTTATTTAAGAAATACAATATCCGAGATGTCGAAGTGGAACAGGCACTGAAGAAGCGCCTAGAAAGCTATCCGGTACCTGAGTTTATATGGGATGAATACCATCTGGATCAAGAGATTAACGACAGAGGTATTCTGCTTGATATGGGTGTCGTTAAAAATGCCATCATCTTCGATGAGAAATCCAAAGAAGAACTCACTACTGCAATGAGAATGCTTACCAACCTTGATAATCCAAACAGCGTCTTACAGGCAAAACAATGGCTTTCTAATAATGGACTTGAAATTGAATCTCTTGACAAAAGGACAGTAGCTGCGCTAATCAAAACCGCACCTGAAGAACTGCGTGACGTGCTTCTTCTTAGACAGCAGCTTGCGAAAAGCAGTATTAAAAAGTATCAAGCCATGCAGAACACCGTCTGCTTAGATGGTAGGGCACGAGGCATGTTCCAGTATTATGGTGCATCGCGTTCAGGTCGCTGGGCAGGCAGACATATACAATTGCAGAACCTTCCACAGAACCATCTCCCTGATTTGGAAGATGCACGTTCCCTTGTAAAGCTCGGAGATTATGATGCCGTGAAACTACTCTATGAGGATGTGCCGGATACCCTCTCTCAGCTTATCCGAACCGCTTTTATTCCAAGACCAGGATACAAATTTATCGTGAGCGACTTTAGTGCCATCGAGGCACGTGTTCTATCTTTTTTAGCCGGTGAAAAGTGGCGGCTAGACGTATTCGAACAGAATGGTGACATCTACTGCGCTTCCGCTTCTGCTATGTTCCATGTACCGGTTGAGAAGTATGGTGTAAACAGCCACCTTCGGCAAAAGGGAAAAATCTCAGAATTGGCACTTGGTTATGGCGGCAGCGTTGGAGCACTTAAAGCTATGGGTGCGTTGGAACAGGGCTTAACCGAATATGAACTGCAACCGCTGGTTGATTCTTGGAGAGCATCAAATCAAAATATTATAAAGCTGTGGTGGGATATCGATAGAGCTGCTAAAGAAGCGGTCCGTCTGAGAACGCATACCAAAACACATGGTATTAGGTTCTTCTATGAGAAAGGCATGCTTTTCATTGAGCTTCCTTCTGGCAGAAGGCTTTCCTATGTAAAGCCTAAGATAGAACAAAATCAATTCGGTGGTGAATCTGTAACCTATGAAGGCAACGGCAACACAAAAAAATGGGAACGCATCGAAAGTTACGGTCCGAAGTTTACAGAAAATATTGTCCAGGCAATCAGCCGGGATATTCTGGCCTTTGCCATGAAAACACTCCGCCACTGCTTTATATGTGGCCACGTGCATGATGAAATAATTATTGAAAGTAGCAATGATGTTTCTCTTGAAATCATTTGCAATCAAATGGGAAAAACACCACTCTGGATAAATGGTTTGTCCCTTAGGGCCGATGGCTTTGAGACTACGTTTTATAAGAAAGACTAAGAAAGAAAGACGGTGCTGACTTTTACACCAGCACCGTCTATTACTTTGCAATTTAGATATAGTTTTCCAGGCGACTTTTTAAAGATGTCATCAGTTTTTTGAACTGATACTCAAAGCTCGACTGAGGTATCGACATGATTCTTGCAATTTCTCGCTTCGAATGCCCCTCCATAAGCAGTTCGCAGATACGATGACTGTTTGGGTGTAGTTCTTCGAGAGCCTTAAAAAGTTCTTCAAGAAGCAACTTTTCTGCAACAATCTCTGCAACGTCGTGTGCGTGGTTGTTTACGGTGAATCCAGCTTCTTCGAGACCGTCTAGTGATAGTATGCCACCTTCCTTAGTGCGACTGCATTTAGAGCAATCTTCTGTGCACCTTTTCAATCCGCCCTTCCCATCACTAACCTGACATAGTTTCTGCCGATCATTGCGCTTGTGTTCAGCCCAGATCGGACGTTTGTAGGCTCTGTACACATCTTCAGTGACTGGGATTTGCTGACCATTGATTTCGATGTAGCGTTGTTGATTGTCCATGTTTGGCTCCTTTCAGGTAGGAGCCAAGCGTGAGATATAAAAAAAGAGCCGAATGGTCACGAAATACAAAAAACCGGATGGTTACGAATTTGCATTTCGTAACTCATCCGGCCATTTGGTAGCTCGCACTCGGCTCCGTTGCTCGGTATGACTATATTGGGTTATTTTTTCTTTGGTGATGGTTTTGTCTGTGCCAGTGCACTCGCAGCTACAGACTTGGTCTTGTTACTGGTTCTACCATCTTTTAAAAGAGACGATGCCTTGCGCGCAACTGATGGGGATGTTTGTTTGCTGTTACTCTTAGCCATAAAATCACCTCCTTTCGTTAGGATCAAAGTCTCAGCTAAGATGCCTTTATCTCCATCTCTTCATTACATGGAACTGAGACAAACTTTCCGCACTGTGGACATTTGAGGGTTACCTCAACTTCCTCTTTGGGAAGATTCGAGATATCAAAGGCTCTTCGGCCGCAGTTTGGACACTTCATTTTTTTCATAGGCATTCTCCTTTTATGTTTTCGCTACATCGCGTCTCCGCTTTATAGCGAAGTTGTTGAGCAAAAAAAATGCGTTGATACAAAGGGCATTTCCTAAATTGGAAGATGCCCCAATTCCTTTAGTCTAATTTCAGCAGATTGTTTAGATACCTGATAAAAAGCAGCCAGCTGTTCTATGATCCATCGCGTTGGCGGCATAAGGTTTGCCGCAATAAAAGGGTTCACACGGCTTTCAATCAGCAACCGCTCAAATACTACCCCAACTGTCTCTTTGGGCATTAGGATGCGCGGAGCTATGCCGTTTGCTTGCCATTCCATCCAATCTTCATCTGTCCAATCATCTTTGAAGCTTTCATTCTTTAAGTCAGTGGGGCATCGAAATGCTAACGCGGTCTTTCCATCGATGGCACTTGCCAAAATATGATAGTTTCGATGCTTTACCCAATGAACACACTCATGCGCAACAGTGTTTCGCATGCTTCCAAGGTTGCGCATAGTAAGCGTATCTGGATCAATAATCATTGTACCAGGTCTTACTTTAATCTCTCTGTATTCATCATTTTCGCGATCATAGATTTCTGTCAACCCACCTGTAAAGCACATCTGACCCAGCACACTGAAATCTTCAGTTAGTCTCTTTTCAACGACGAGTAGCCCTAGTTTCTTTTTAGCGATCTCTTCAATAGGCACTGCCATTGGAGCCTCTAAAGCTTGTGGGTAATATGACGATAGGAATGCTGAAGCCTCTTCATCAAACGAAGCTTTGCTTATGTGCGGTACATAATCGTTTAAAATATTTGATGAGGCCATAGATTCACTCCTTTTCGTCAATCTCTTGAACGATTTTTTTCCAAAAATCATCACCTAATTTTTTATCGTTTGCTCTACGCAATGCTAACCGAACATTCGGAATGTCCTCGTCCATAATGTAACCCGGCAAGTCAGGTGCCGTTTCATTTCGTTCGCGTCCGGCAAGATCAAACATCTCTTCCTTTTCGTCAGAGGAGAGCTGAAGTACCAATGCGATTCTCTCAAGCAATTTCATATCCGGAGGATTGCGCCTCCCTTTAATAATGTCTGAAAGGTACGTTGCCGTCATCTCCATCGCTTTTGCAATGTCCTTTAGCATTATATCTCCGCCACCTGCAGCACGCCCTCTGCGCTTTTCATCAATGAATTTCCCAAATTCACCAGCCAT